TGTCCACATACAAATGCTAAAGCAAATAGGCCACTTTGGCTAGGTAACAACGAAGAGGACAAATTCGTATGATACTCAGTGATATTATTCTGTATCTATTGCTAACAGGTATTCTTGTGTTTTTAGGGTTAATAACTTGGGAATTACGCTGGTGGCGACAAATGCATGACGAATTACAAGCGTTTATACGCAAGGATGACAGGTACTTGTAATGGCTATTCCATTTCCTCAGTTTGGCAAGAAGAAACCTACATTAACATCTGGAATGTATAATCGTTCTATTCCTGTACCAATGAATCCGCCCGGTATGGCTGAAATAGAACAAAATATTATTGCAATGAAAAAGCCTAATAACGAAGGCACTCAAGGTTCATTTGAAGTTAAAAACTTAAATCTTACAGATAAAGATGACCTTACACTTGATCACGACGCAAGTACATGGGCAGTAGACCCTAAAGAGCAACCAGAAGAAGCAGTTAAAGTAGTAAATTTTGTAAGAGAACAGTTTGATACAGCTTACCGCGCACGTCAAGAAATGGAGCTTGAATGGGCACAAGCTCTTGCATTTTTTGAAGGTCGCCAATGGTTTCGGATTAACAGTCAAACTCGTAATCTAGTACAGTTACAAAATCCAGCAGAACCTAACCGTTACGTAACCGTCAACAAGATGAGACCACTTATTGATGGAGTGGTTGGAAAACTAACGCAAGTTGCTCCTGATGCAAGAGCTGTTCCACTGTCACAGAATCCTAAAGATCAAGCTGCCGCAGATGAAGCAAACTTTATTGCTGGACATTACACTCGTAAGTTTGATCGTGAAACTCAGACTAAAGAACGGGTTCGATGGGCATGTATTACTGGTACGTCTTTTGTAAAAGTGTATTGGAAGGCTAACGCTGAAGTTATCATTCCTAGAATGAGCATGGATGACGGATCAGTAAATGGATATGAATCTCTACCGCTGGGAGATGTTGAAGAAGAGATTGTGCCTTGCTTTAACGTAATGATTGACCCTACTGCTCAAAGAGATAGGGATGTTCGTTGGATGATACATGCTAGCATAAAGCCATTGTCTTGGTTTGTTGATAACTACGGAGACGCAGGCAAAGCTGTATCACCCGACGCTGTTTCAGGACAAAATGCAGGATACGTAGATTCATACTTAGAAGGTGCAAACGGGTCAGGCAATGGTTGGGTTCAACCGTCAAGTGCAAGATTAAACAATATTGACAGTCGTAAGCATTGTGCTATTGTTTACGAATACTGGGAAAAACCAACTTCTCAATATGAGAACGGTCGTTATGTTGTAAGTACAAACCGAGCATTACTGTATGCAGGTGATTGGCCTTACAAGAAAAAAGATGACTTCCCGTTTATTCCTCTTCGATGGCAACCAAGATCAGGGACACCTTATGGACATAGTCTTTGTTTTGATTTATGTCCACTTCAACAAACTTACAATCGTATCTATAGTCGTTGGTTAGAACAATTTGAAACAAACAAAGACTACTTGATGATTGAAAGGTTGTCTCGTGTTGGCGCTGATGCATTTGATAAATCAAGTGATGACCTTGATGATAATAGTCGTATCTACCGTAAAATTTACTTTGACCGTGGTTCACATCCACCACAAATTATGCGAGCTCCGGGTATATCGCAAGACTTAATCCCATTTATGCAAGCTCTTGAAAAAGACATGGCAGATATTGCTGGCCTACACGATGTAAGTCAAGGGCAAGCACCAGCTGGCACTCCTGCTGAAGCCGTAACTTTATTGCAACGAGCAGACAATACTCAGCATAGTTACATTCGTGCTGATATTGAAATTTCAATAAGTAAAATTAAAGAATGGGAGATTTCACTTGTTGATCAATATGCAATCACACCATTTATTGGTTCTGTTGATGACCAACTTAACCCACGGAACCAAAGTCATCAGGGTGTAATAACATTTGATCAGATTCGTAATGGTGGTCAATTCCGTGTTGTCTACGTACCGGGCAGTTCAATGATGGACACGCCGGAACAGAAACTGCAAAAGATTCTGTTATTACGTCAGATGGGTTTGTTTGGTGACCCACAAGATGCTGATACAAATTCGTTGGCTGTTCGTATGATTCAACTTCCTGAAACATCTGACATCTTGCAAAACTTGCAACTGACTAAGCAAAAGCAAGAACAAATGCAACAGCAAGCAATGCAAATTCAACAACAGCAACTGCAAGCACAAATGGCTCCAAAGCAAGAACAGTTCAACCCAGAAGTTGAACAAGCTAAGGCTCAAATTGATTTACAAAAACAGTTAGCATTGCAAGAAGCAAAAATGCAAGGCGAAATGATGAAAATACAAGCACAAACTGCAGCATCCGGTGAGCAATATGCTCAAAAACATGTTGCAGATATTGCTAAAGATGTGGTCTCAGGAACAGATCGCAACACACCAAAGCCAAAAAGTGGCAAATCAACCAATTAAGGTGTGCTAAAATAAAAGGAGAACTCTATGATGCCTGAAGAGATGGTGACACGAACTACTGATTCACCAGCAGTGGATTCCGGCGATACGGGGTTAAGTAACTCGGTAACAGACTTTATTCGGGATAACGCCGGTCCCGATGATAACTCACAATGGGCGACAAGTGAGCTTGCAGGTCAAGATGCGGAATATGGTGGTGATGATTCTTCTGAAGTAGATTACACGGATGTTGTAGATGACATCCTTGGACTTAAATACGAAAATCAAAACCAGTATCAGGCGGAGCCTACTTCTCCACAACCTGTTCCATATGAGCGCTTTCGTGAAGTAAACGAACGTGCTCGAACGGCAGACGAACTGGAAACAAAACTCAACCGCTGGGGTCGAGTTATTGAACAGTTTGAACAACAAGGATATCAGTCATCGGATGACATTGATCGTGTCATGGAGCAACAACAACAGAGTGCTTATGAAGATCAAGTCCGTAATAGATATCAACAGTTAGCCGATTCGCAGATTATTGATCCAGCTGTCGCTCAAATGCAACAAGAGGCAGAAATTGCCAAATATCGCTACGAGCAACAGATGTCTCAAGTTCAGGGATACATGTTAATGCAACAGCGTGATATTGCAGTTCAACAGTATCCATTGGCACAACGTGCTCCCGGTTTAGTAGACAACTTAATACAAGCAGGATTTAATCCAATGGAAGCTGCTCAAGCTGTACACGAACAGGTGCGCACAATCGCACAGTCTTTGGCCCCTGAGATTGCAAGTAGAATGAATAAGACAAAACGTTCACCACAACCAATGGGTAACGGTCAAGCCGCAAGGATGGCCCCTACCGGAGGTGGTGGTGGTCAACAACGTACAACTCTTGGTTCTCTACTAGGAATCACTAGAGGTCGTGGAACTCTATAAGGAATAGAAATAAATGGCAATCGCATCCGGAGCAGTCCTGCTAGATACACAGGCTATGACTCTTGCCGATCAGGCAATCATCTCTAATGACCCTCTCGTAAAAGAAATTACGAAAGCTCTTCACAAGACGTGGAATGCTCTTAAGGACATTCCTCTTACTACTTCGCCATCGTTGCGTCAAGTCGGTGTTCGATTTACAAACCAAACTGGTTCGTTACCGACCATCAACTGGGCAACAGTTAACGAAGAACCAACAGTTTCTAAAGGAAAACCAAAACAATACGAAGAATCTATGTACTTAATCCGTAATAAGATTCAAATTGACCACGTTTTGCTTGATCAACCAAACAACATTGTTGATCCAATTGAAGCACAAGTTCAGATCTTTATGGAATCGTTTGCATACGACTTCAATACGAAGTTTATAAACAACGACCCAACCGCTGCAAGTGGTGATACAGACTGTTTCCCCGGCCTTCGTTATCGTTTGGCTAACCCAGATCAGTTTGACATTCCTTCTGAAATGTCGGTCAACGCTGGTGGTGTAGACCTTACAACGGCTACTTCCGCTTCTGCTCTTGCTAACAACATGATGTTGTTTATTCAACAGTTGTTAGACAACATGAACTCTCCTGATGGAGATGGTGTTGTGCTGTACGTTTCAGAGCGTCTCAAACGTCGTATTGAGTGGGCTATCCGTAACATGGGCATTGGTGCAGGTTTTGATATTACAAAGGACTCGTTTGACCGTCCTGTAGAAAAATACAAAGCTGCAACAGTCCGTTCCGTTGGTCGTCGTGTAGACGGTGTAACGCACGTTCTTAAGGATGAGACAGCAGCTGGTATTGAAGCTACAACTGCTACTAATCTTGAGTCCATCTATGCTGTTCGTTATGGCTCCGGCTATGCAACAGGATGGCAGAGTGGTCCGTTTAAACCTACTTATCTTGGTCTTTCAAAAGAAAATGGCGTTCTTCACAACATTGTCTTTGACTGGGGTGTTGGTCTATGGATGCCTCACGTACGTGCTGTAGGGCGTGTTTTCAACATAAAGGTTGCATAAGGAGTAACTAATGGCAAGAGATTTTCTTCTCAACTTTGGTTCACTAGCTCTATCTGCGTTAGCAGAAGCCAACTCAGGCTTTCCAACCTTTACCTCAAGTTACGTTGTTGGGCCTGCTACTCAGCTTTTTCCAACAGTTATTGACCTTGGAGTAATTGGTGGGCATAACAACCGATCGGAATTGTACGCTAAGACAAATATAAACGTAACAGCTCTTAGCTCGTCTGTAACACTTGCTGATGCTTTTAACTACTGGACATTCAACCCAGTAGTTGAAGCAAGCAAAGATGGCACTAACTATAGCGTTGTATCTACTCTTCCGATTGACTTACTTGCATCTCGCGTATTCTACGCAACTGGTGGTATTACAATCTCAGGTGATGCATCTTTGCAGTTATATGTTCCATTATTTAGCCCAGCAGGAACTGTAACTAGTCAGTTTACAATAACTGGAGGCTCTGATCCTCGTGGAGCTCAAGGATTGGTTGTTGCTGAAGACAACTACCGATTCTTCCGTGTTAGGTTACTTTGTCGTCCAGCTGTGCTTACAGGTGGTACTGCTGGTGCTAACCGAACTATTACGCTCAACGCTACATGCGCAATCGTCAATTCTAAAGACGGGTCTATCTAATATAAGGGAGGGGAAACCCTCTCTTTTTTTTTGAAAGGAAAATTATGGCAAAAGATTTTTTGCTAAGCTCATCGGCAACTGTTAATGATGGGTCAGCAGTTTGGGTAACAGGCGTCCTTGGTGATGGTGTAGCCGCAGCCACTGGTACTACTTATTATAGTAACGGATTGTCAATATGGCCATTTGCTTCTAATGGGCTTACTAAATTGTTTATGCGTTTTAGGTTGGCTCCTAGTACAACAACTGGAACTGCTACCACAAACGCTGTAAATGGATTTCAGTTTGCCGTGCAAGGTAGTCGTGATGGTGCAACGTGGACAACTATTTCTGCAATGCCTAAAGACAACATTGCGTTTAGAAATCACAACACAATGTTGCCGACTATGGCGCAAAACTCTTCGGTTGCTACTATTGCACATTCGTCAACAACGCAGACATCAAGTGCATTGGTGATTGGCAGTGCTGTTATTGCTGGTGCACCATTACTTGCTATCAATGATGTAGTTTATACATCTACTTCTAGTGGATTCTTGGCTAACACACCTTATTACGTTGTGCAGTCAACTCCAACAGGATTTGGTACAACTAGTGCTCCAAAGTCTACGGTTCAGCTTTCTTTGCAACCTAATGGTATACCTGTACTTGCAACAGCTGTTACAGCTATTACAGTAACTCGTTTTACTGCAACTACACCTATGGCTTTAGGTGATTTGTTTACTATTCAAAACTCTGTTGCTACAGCAGTAGGTAGTGATGGTGTTGGTGGCGGAATGATTACACTTATTGCTACCAACGTAGTACAAATTACTGCTGTCCAAGACACGGGTCAAGCTATGTCGTTTTCTTTTAAACGAATTACTGGAGCTCCTGTACAAGTTAATAACTATGTACAAACGGATGCTGCTGGTCTAAGCACAACGGTATTTACAAGCATCAACCCGACAGGTGGTGAATACTATTTGCCTATCTCTACGCAAGTTGGATTTATTAATGCTTCTGGCTCACTTGAAGATAATTACAAGTTTGTCCGTGGTATTGCTGCTTGTCAAATAAACGCAATAGTGCCAACTGCTCGTTGTGTAGTTGACATTGTTACT